GACGGCGCCATGTGCATCAGGCCGCCGATCCAGTTCAGACCGATCTGGGTTTTCATCAACTGCGACGCGACCATGGTGATCACGCGCTTGCAGGGGTGAGCCGGCGACAGGCAACGCATGGGCTCGCGGGCATATGGCGTACGCGAGGTGCGGTACTGGCCCGGCTCAGCGGCGCCGGTGTCACGCGGGATCCGCATGTACTCATCGGCCCACTGATCGATCCAGACGTCCGGGTCGGGCCGTAGCCCACGGAAATACGCCTCGCGGTACACCTCTTCACCGTCAGGGAATCCAGTGGGCATGGGCTTAACTCGTGGTCAGTGCGTGTTCAAGGTCCGCTGAAGACATGCGATCGGCGTCTTCCAGCGAGCGGCGGATCGCCGCCGTGAGGTGCTTTTCGATTTCCCAAGGGTCGGTCATCGACGCCAGTTCCGGAGCCAGTTGCGGCGGCATCCCCAGCAGTTGATCGCGCAGCATGCGACCGGCGTTGTAGGCACCGGTTTGAACTGCCGGCAGAGCTACCAGCGAGCCTTTGGCCTTGTGCAACTCGATCTCGGCAAGCTGCGCCAGGTTGTGCTCGCGCAGTGCGCGGGCCTTCTGGAAATCGGGGAGCTGCCCCGCAAGGGTGATCGCGAGCGGCGGCGCAGCCGTTGAAGTCGGCTCGGCCTGGCTGGATAGCTGGCTGTAAACGTCACGCTGGAGCCGGTCTTGGTGGTGGCGGTCGGCGACGGCTGTCTTGCTGGGGTCAGCGGTGTCGCGAACTCGACAATCCATTTGCCACGGATCGCCTGAAAGCCGTCCTTGTCGCCCAGGGCAAAGGGCGTATCCATGAACCACTCGCCGCCGAGGATGCTCATTGCCGTCGACTTACCCGCGCCCTGCGCGCCTTCCAGAATCATCACCGAGTCAGCCTTGCAGCCGGGCCTCATTACCCGCCCCACCGCCGATAGCATCCATCGCTTACCGACCTTGGCCGAGTAGTCGCTGGCCTGCACGCCCATGACATCGGTGAGCCAACTTTCCAACCGAGGTACCCGGTCCCATTCGAGCTTGTGCAGGTACTCCCGCACGGGATGAAATGCATGGTCATGAGCAACAACGCTCACCGCCTCAATCATCCGCCCCGCCGTCACCTTGATCTTCTGCGTCTCGCCCGAACGCCAGTCACCGAAGCTGCCGAAGATCAGCGTTTCGCCCTTCTCGGTGCGATGTTCGTGGACGACGTACCAACCGTTCTTTTCCTTGCCCTTGTCCTGAGTAGTCTTGCAGCGAGTCAGCTTGCCAAAAATCAGCGGCTGATCAGGCTCAAGGCCGTAATCTGCGAATTGCCCCAATACCTCATCGAGCATGGCGGGCCTCCCGCGATTCCTCGATGGACTGGCAGATCACGCATTGAGTGCAACCCGGGAGTGCGAGTCGACGAGCTTCAGGGATCGGATCATCACAACCTTCGCAGAACAGAAATGAATGCGCCGCCGAAGTGGGTTGGGCGGCGTTACGTGCGGCGAGTGCTTGATCCAGCCGCTCCTGCACCAGGTCGTTGGCAAAGTCAGCGATATCAGCCACGGTCGACACCCCGCGTTGTTTGATTAACGTAGGTGGCGCGGTTGAACATCCCCAGCAACCCTTGAATACCCCGAAAAACCTGCAGGCGAATCGCGGCCAGCTCGTGGTCCGTCACCACGCCGTCGCCAATGCTCTTGGCCCATGTCTCCGCCAAGTCCGCCACCTGGCGAAAATATTCAGCAATGCCGGTGGTCAAGGTTTCAGGCATATCGTTGGTGTACGCCTCGGCCAACTCCTGCCAAGTCGTATCTCCGACCAACGCATGCACTGCATCGAGAATCCGGCGGTCCTTGGTCAGCTCCAGGATCTCGCCAAATTCCTGAATGTTCACCGTGTGGCTGGGATGGGTTGGAGACAACTTGTGCTGCAGCGTGGTGGCGTTTCTGCCGGTGGTGGCGGCAATTGCAGCAGCGCCGCCGGGATAGTCCCGGGCAGCATGGTAAAGCGCTAAATCGAGCGGCAGGATTTCCCGCTGCGCCCGTTCTACAGAACTCAGAGCGATTCGGCTCATGGCATTAATCCTTACAGGTTGCCAGTGCCTCGCGACATGCAGTGGTGATACATTTGCCGCGTGGCTTGAAAGGGCCCAAACGCCGGCTAGATCTTCAGGATCGAACCGGCACCGTGCCGAGGCGAACGATCCGTCGTTCACCCTGGCGCAACAGCTGCCCAATCTGTGGTGGAAAAGGCAGCAACACCAAGGCATCCGTGCCTTGGAAAGCGCGATAAAGAGAGGTGGTTAGCATGTGGTGTGCCCGCCTATCTTTATCGCGACCCGACAGCGCTGTGGTGGTGCGTGCCGGGAGGAACTGGGCGGCCTTTGGGTCGCCTTTTTTCTGACTATGCTGCTTTGCTTGCTGAAGACGCTTCAGTGATACCGAAATGCTCCAAAACCTCAGCTAACGAGACGCAACCTTCACTTTCACGGGTCAAGGACTTGATCAAAGAGACGCTTGGGTCCTTGCTCGCGTACTTAACGTGAAGACGCAAGTAGCTCACAGCGATCCGACAACGCACGGCATAAGCCGTGAGTGCTTCTGAATCCAAACGGTTGATGTAGTCGCGCAGCTTCATATGGTGTACCTCCCGACACGCAATTTAACCATTAAGGTTAATAATTACAACACCATAATGGACATTCACCTAAAAGGTTAATCCAGCCAGAATCGGCACATGAAAATCTCAGATACCCGCCTACAGAATTTCCGAAGAGTCCTGGCCGAGAAAAAACTCCGCCTGACTGACATCGCCGACCTTTTGGGTAAAGCACCTGCCCAAGTGAGCGCATTCGGGGGCAAGAACCCTACGAAAGGCATCGGCGATCAGATTGCTCGAGAGATTGAGAAAGCGCTGGACCTCCACAGTGGCTATCTCGACATGCCCTACGGGATTGGGGAGTTCAATAACGCCACGGTGCTAAGCCATACAGGACGTAAATTGCCAGTTATAGGATCAATCGCCGCTGGAGCTTGGTGTGAAGCTCACGGCAGTTTCGACCCGAGGGATGCTGAAGAATGGATCGATGCACCAGGGCCAGTTGGCCCACGAGCTTTTATTCTTCGTGTTGAAGGTATGAGCATGGAGCCAAAATTTGTGGAGGGCGATAAGATAGTAATTGATCCATCACTTGAAGCATTGCCTGGCCATTACGTAGCGGCAAAAAGAACCAGAGATCAAGCAGCAACGTTGAAACAGTTGAGGCAGGAAGGTAACGAACAATATCTTTTTGCCCTGAACCCCGATTGGCCTGAACGTATTATCCGAATGTCTGAAGAATGGACGATATGTGGTAGAGCACGATGGAAAATATCAGAGCTCTAACACATTCGCCTTCAGAAATATCTTGCCAAATGCCGGCACATCTAAAGTATCTTTAAACTGTAAAACACTCCAAGTGTCAGTGAATATTTAGGAATGTTCTATATGACGGATGAATTGACCACCTGATATTATCAGCTTTATTCTCCCCCGACCGATACAGATCTGGATCATCAACAAAGTGCGTAAAGCTTTTTCCATCCTCGTGAATTCTAGATATCAATCCAAGCTTATAGACAAAATGACCTAAGTCCTCAGGCTTTATGTATTTCGAACCATCAAGTCTTGGTATTTCAATTTGTTCTCTGCCTCGCAGAAACCTTTCACCAAGTACAGTTTCAATATCTGAAAAACAAAACTCTCTTTCTGTCGCTCGAAACGAATCAATCAACCCTTCCAACTCTGCAAACTGATGAAGATGCTCTTTAATCAAATCATCCCGGCGCTTTCGCCCAAATGCCTCAAGAATAAAATTGATATGTTCCAGTTTGATCTTCCTGGCACTGACCATCCTATCAGCTTTAACACCAGCCATTTTACATAGCTGCCCCATCCACCTCGGACGCCGATTGGAGAAAGTACTTATTGCCTCAAACATCGTAGCCTTGGGATCTCCACGCCAAAGAATTGGCGACTCAAAAACGATATCAAATATCTTATTATAATCCCTTTTATACATATACTTAGCTTCAGCAGAATCGGGATAATTTCTTATTATATATGTAACAATTTTTTTGGCGAGCATATCTCGCATATCACGCTTTGTCCAAACAATATCCAACAGATACTGATCCAGCTTATCCAAATCTTCAAGATGCCTTAAACATGACCAAACGTCACTGCGAACAGTTGCCCGAACATTAATACCTTTAAGCTCAAAAACTAACGACCGAACCGCACTGAAAAACGACCCCACTCTAGCCTGATAGTCGCTATTATTTTGAAATTTAGAGTCAATATCATCAATCAACACCCATACTATTGACTTCTGACTAGCTTCTTGGTAATTGCTGAGCAAAGAAATCGCATTCTCGGGCAGTGAACTTGAAACCTCTGCACTTAAAAATGGAATTTTACCTTTCAAACGAGCGAGCAGCCCTCCTATAAGATTTCTACTCTTCATCCCTTCAAGCTCAGCCATTTCAACCATTGACATTTCGTCGCTGGTAAAAGCAAGTCCAATTCTAGCTCCGAGTTCTAAAATAATTTTCTTACATATAATTTGCTTCCAGTAATTCTCTAAATATACTGGATCTTTTCCCACAAAATCGCCGAGCCCTAATAAGTCTGGGCCTTTGACGCGTATAACTAGTGGCGCTGAATAATTTGGATCAGTCAACAACTTATAATGCAGCCGAGATACCAGAGCAGATTTGCCCATTCCCTTTCTAGCGCTAACTATGCTGAGCTTACGATCAGCATCAAAGAAAACATCAAAATCATCATTATCCAAATAGTAAGAGTTCAGTACCTCCAACTCTTCATCTTCACCTGCTTCATTCCCAAACAGATTGACATCCTTAAGATCCAGGTATAACAACTCATGCTCCTTAAACGTAGTTTTAGCCCAAAAAACGAAGTCACATGGGCGAAAAGGGCTCCAGCTTTAGACACTAGAAGGCTGTCTTAGGTAGACTTAGCAGCTAATGGCCACTAGCTCAAGGCAAAACGAACTCACTGAGCCACCATCAGCGCAGCGTAAAATTGGAAATTGCTAGCTAAAAGGGTCGTTTCCTGGATACAGCAACAAATTAATAACCCAAAAGGTTATTTTTTATTTGAATAAAATAACCTTTGAGGTTATTTTCATCCTCACTCTTCCACCACAGAGCGAGGCACACCATGCACACCACAGCCACCCTGCACGTCCATCCGGCCGCTGCTGATCCGTTCCGCATCTTCGAGATTCGCCGCTTGGCCCGCGAATGCGGCTGCGCATTTGTCCCCACCAAACCAAAGCTGAAAGTCCGTGCCACACCTGCACCCTTTGATCCAAACGGCGGAGGGTATGCAGCATGAGCAAGTACAAGTTGGATACCCGCACCAGAGTCGGCCACCGTCGAGCTGCTTTACCGCACCTTCGGCGACGTGCTGATCCCGTTGGAAAAAGTTCGCGAGCAGTACTTCCGCAACCTCAACGAGCAATCGTTCGTGGCCGAGATCAACAGCGGACGGATTCAGCTACCCATCACCACGCTGGACACCAGCCGCAAGGCGCCGAAGTACGCGCACATCCGCCATGTCGCTTCGCTGATCGACATCCGCGCCTACAAGGCAGACGAAGAGATGCTGCGACCGCAGGACGATTCAACCGAGTAAGACACCTAACCCAACGGCTGCCACCACCAGCCTACGACAACCTAAGGAGCACACCACATGACTGCAATTCAAATCTGCGCATTGATCGGCCTCGTCATCGGCGCCGCCCTTCTCTACTGGACCGGCTACCGAGGCGGCCTGATCGATGGCCGCATAGAGGGAATCGACGAAGGCAAAGCCATCCAACAATCCGACAACTCGGAAGCTATCAGCAGCCTGGAGCACTCGTTACACCAAGTTCGTGCTGAGCGCATGCAACTACTGTGCACCCGATACGAGCGCGCGCTGGGGGCCTCAAAACTGGGGGAGCAGGAGCATCAAACTCTACTGGCCATCGCTGACAAGCTCAGGATCGCCGCCGAGACCTTCAGCGCATTCCGCACCGGCAAAAAACTCGAACGCGATTCACTCGCCCTGCGCGATCAAGCGCTCGACATGGCAGCCCTGCTGGAGCCAAGAACACAGGAGGATGCGGCATGAATCGCGCTTCCAAAATGTTGCGCCTGACACCACAGGCAGCCGGCGCCTTGCAACAGCAATGCGCCAAAGCCACCACCGAGTTGCTGGAACTGACGCGCTTTCGCAAAGAGTTCGACCGGCAACTGGTCGCACTGATCGGCAACGACGCCCTGCGCAAACTGAACAAAGACACCAGGAACGCCCTGCTACTGGCAGACCTGGTCAAGGAGGCAGCATGAGCCAGATCTCTCACCACCATCGCAACACGGCTCACGCTTCACGAGCGCCTGATGGACCAACTCGCTATCGAACACCGGAGAAAAGCGGTATGAAGATGGAACAGCACACCACCCGGGCATCGACCGCTTTGCTCTGCAACGCCAATGGCGTCGACACACCAGAAACAAACAGTATCTGCTGCGCAGCAGCAGGCACTATTGCTCCTCTCAGCGCCACTGCCGAGGCGCTTATACCCCACGAAAAGCTGCGCGAGGCAACCACACCTAATGCAACGCTAATCGCTCAGAATCGCCCGCCCGCGCAGCCTGAAGTGGGATACAAGCTCCATCAAAACTCAAATAGTTGCGAGGATTTCCGGGACATCCGTCCCCGCTCCTTCAGCCATGCGCTTCAGAGCGATGACAGCTCGATTTTTTGCGAGCTCCATGTAGTACCTATCACGATTATCAAACGCTGGTTCTTCGAGATACCTTTCAGTGTGCTCTCGAATGTCGGTTACAGCGTGGCGCAATTCCAACCAACCCAGTGCAACTTCAGACAGTGGAACCTGGGTGAAACTCACTTCTCTCGAAAGTATCTCGCACTCTCGAAGCGCACCAAGAAATTTTCTGACTATGTCATCTTCAGGTCGCTCTTGGTTTACATAGACAAAGGTGTTGACCGATACCTGGGCAGCGTACTTTGCTACTCCGTAGATCTTCTTGAGAAGCTCATTGTCTTGGTTCCGCATAGTTTCGACGCGCTCCTGGCTCTGCTTGTTGGCAACCCAGACCGCAATCAAAATCGCAGCGACAGATCCAACCGCTTGAACCCAAGCGGCAGCATCCTTTTTTGCGTCGAAAGCATCGAGCAACACAAACAGCGCGCCGCCCAAAGCACCAATAGCCAGAAACAGCCACGCTACCCAAATGGTGGTCAATTTCATCTCTGGTGGAATCGTAAGTCCCTTCATACCCCTTGGCACCTCCCCCTTGTGCGAGCAATGAGCTTGCCCACTTTCCACAGATTTTTCCACGGCGGTAGATCCGTCTCACTGGGGTCGATGATAGCCTTGGTTAGAGCGAACACAGCCCCCAAAATTTCGTTGGGGGTAGCGATATGAACACGCTTTTCCTTTTAATGGCGCAGTACGACGGCCAAGCCGTGATTCCACTGGATCGAGTTTGTGCAGATTACATGCACCTGACCGTAGAGAAATTCAAACGGAAGCGGCTTGATGGAGAGATTGATATCCCGGTCGTCCGGCTCGGAGCAGATACACAGAAAGCAGCGCTAGGCATTTATCTCAAAGACTTAGCCGACTACATCGATCGCCAGAGAGAAAAAGCCACGAAAGAACAAAATCAGTTAATGGGTAGGGCAGCATAGCTGGGTTGAAAACGTCCTAGTGCGCAGGTGAACACTAGGACCTTTTACTTACACCTTCTCTGTTGGCAAGCTTTCCAGATTGTCTTTCTCTGTACCATTGGCTACGGTTCTAAGAAATTTCTCATTATAGACTTCGACTTGAGCACCAACCTTCCAGTTATCCTTTCCAAGCTCACGAAACGTGTTAAAAACAACACCTTGCTTGATGAGTTGCACGATAAAACCCGTCTCGACCCAGAACCACTCATCGCCACCTTTTGCACAGGCTCTAACTGCTACAACATTGCCGCTAGCGGAATCAATCTTTGTTTTATAGATCAAAAACGACATATTCTCTTCCTTAAATAAAATTATCCCTGCAGACCATATCTGGCGGCCACCTCACAAAATTTCAATAGCAATAGACTAAAGTAGCAGGCACTTGGCCATCGCCAATGAACTACCCTCCAAGATCGATGGTAACCACTTCACATTCTGATACCGGTCACCTCTTCCGCGAAGGTGCGTGTATCTTCTAAGCGAATTCCAATCCCTGTGTCCCGAAACACTCGACACCCGGGGAATATCCCAGTCCATTTCAAAAAGCCGGCTGACCCCTTCATGCCGTAAGTCATGGAAATGCAGGTCTTCAATCCCGAGCATCGGGCACGCCCTCGTGAACGAGGCAGACACCGATCTGGCGTTGTAGGGAAAGATCTCCTTCTCCACCTTTGGCATAGATAGAAGAATCGCCCAAGCTTCGTCCGGCAGATGGCACCACACGTCATTGCCGATTTTCTGCCCTGGGTTTTTCATGTCCCGCACGAGGATAGCCTGTCGGGAGCAGTCGAGATCGTCCCAGCGTATCCGCGTGATTTCTTCCTGCCGGCGCGTTGAGAAGATAGCGAAGGCGATCAGCTTCGGCATGTCGATCTGGCTTTTTCGGCGCGCCTGCATTTCAAAAAAGTGCTTCAACAGTTTTTCCACCTCTCCCAGCGTTGGTCGTCGGTTGCGCTCTTTGCTTTTGCTCACCATGCCCAGTTTGCGCAGCACCTTGCGCGCATCCGGCATGGCCAGCGGATCGACCTCATAACCCCAGGCCGGCCGCGCCACAGATAACACCGCGCCCAGGTGCGACAGATCATTGCCGACCGTCTGAGCCTGAACACCACCGCCCTCTTTACTCATCCGCCATTGCGCGAACTCCACCAGCTTCTGGCTGTTCAGCGCCGAGTCGTCGAGCTCGCCCAACCAGGTGTCCTTAATCGCTTTCAGCGTGGCGTTTTTGGTCTTCCCCAGTGGACGGATCTTTTCGTACTCGTCCAGGTACTGCTCGATCATCTTCTTGATCGTCACACCTTTACGATTTGCGCGCTCAATGCCCCCAGGCTCTGCCAGCTCTGTCTCCCGGCGCTTGATCCAGGCTTGGGCCACCTGCTTGCGGTCGAAGGTTTGGCTTTCCTGATAAACTGTCTTCCCGTCCCGATTGATCCGTATTTGCGCCGTGTAGGCCGTCGAGTTGTCCTTGCGCTTGCGTGATGTGATCGTGCCCATTTCCAGTTGCTACATTGCTGAGTCAGCTTGCTACATTGTAGCAACCGACTTCGAAAGACAAGGAAAAATGGGTAAAAACCGCTGTATAAAAGACCAGTACAAATGAACTTCGAAAAACCTGAAGCGCCCGTGAATACTAGCCCTGCCCGTTCTGAGCCGTCCCGCCGCTTCAGCGTGGCGCCGATGATGGATTGGACTGATAGGCATTGCCGTTTCTTCCTGCGCCTACTCTCCAAGCACGCCCTCCTCTACACAGAAATGGTCACCACCGGCGCGCTGCTCAACGGCG